TTGCAATCAGCACTCGGCCTACCGTCAGAAGACGATGATGCCAACGATGCATCTAAACCATCTCGTAGCACAATCGTGCATGTTAAACCCACTGCCAACAAGGAGGCATTCTAGTGGAATATGATAACACAAACCGGGGGGCGGTGTTCCCCCCACTTGAACAGCAACGCTTGCTATTAACAGGCAGTCTGGATTTTGATGGCGAAGGCAAGAAATCTATCGCCCTTGTCACAGATACAGACAAGCAAGGACGCGATGTCTTTGTTGTATATCAGCGTGTTGGTGTTCTTTACATGAATGAAGACGCAACACCTGACAACAAACAGCCAGCATATTCCGGCCCAATGGATGGGGATATGAGGCTTGCCGCATGGAGATCGGAATCAGAAAAGGGTACAAAGTTCCTGTCATTGAAACGTGAAGCAAAGCAAGGCGGTTCATCACAAGCAGCTGCACCTAATCCAAATGCTAATAAGCCACTGGATGACGTTGTTCCTTTCTAATAATACTTCCAATTAATATCAAGGAAGGGTAGGCTAACTGCCCTTCCTTTTTTTATGGAGAGACATATGGGAGTTACTCGATTCAAAGTAGCTGATGAAAACCTGACCGCCAAAGGCAGAATGCTACGAAACTTTCACGAAAAATATCAGAAGGAACAGACACTCAAAGGCGTAGCAGAATGGTCTGCCATGTTTGAACCTGATGCATTTGCTGATGATGTGGTTGATGACGATCATCAACGCTACTACCCAAAAGAAACAACACTTGAAACAGGATGGCAAAGCTATGAATAAGACACAGTTCCTTGATGAAGTACAAGAGATAGTCGTAAACCGTGGGCAGAACTACGGCACTGCATCACACAACCTACAGAACATTGCCAACCTATGGTCTGAATACAAAGGCACAGGGTTCAGCGTACAAGATGTAGGCATCATGATGATGCTGCTAAAGATAGCAAGGATGAAAAGCGACAGATCAGCCGACAGCTGGCTAGATATAGCTGGCTACTCTGCCATTACTTACGAAGCGATCTGCGATATTGAAGGTAGTCTGCGCCATCATGAGGATCAGCAAAACATTGTACCCATGAAACAGGACTAGTGTTATGAGGGTCAATGACCTGAAGTATTGCTTGCCCAAACTTCTGCTGTTCAAATCCTTTGGTAAACGCATAGGTGTCGTGGTATTTGTATCCTCTGGCACGAGCAAGCCAAGTTGTGGTTTCCTCTTCCACCAGTTCGATCTGACCCAACGCCCAGTTGTGCTTATGTCCACTGATATACAGCGAAGCATTGCTCTTGAATCGCGCCATCTTATTCTGAGCATGAAGAGCATTCCATTGGGAGTGGCCCGGCATGTCGTGCGCGGCATGGATGCGACAGTTTCTGCCGTTAGGGAACTGCAACTCAACACGAGCTTCCCAGTCCTCAAGGATGGCATGAGGGCTGGCAAGCCATTTAAGGGGATCACTAGCACCAGACCACATGTCATGATTGCCGCCAATGAGAATAAGCGGATTCATCTCTTGAATTAGCCACTCAACCAAACGCCATGCTGTTTTATGAGATGTGTCTTGTTCGCCGTATAAGCGTCCCAGACGGCCTATCCAGTTATTCTGGTAGTCACCTAGGTTACAACCAAACAAGCCCGGTGTAGACTGAATTAAAGCCAGGTGTGAGCGTAATGAATCCCAATCGCAATAGTTATCATCGATGTGAGGGTCGCCCATCCACAACAAACCAATGGGTTCATCCGATTTCATCTTAATCGGTATCCATTTCTTTGCTTCTTTATGGGCTTTACGTTTCTTGAATCTGCCATGCAGCTGATCAACTATCTGATCTACTGGTATGTCATCGTCAGGCAGCGGAGTTAGTTCGTATGCCGGATGGTCAACGACTTTGTTTTCTTCAAGCTGACCAGCCCTAGCGTATCGACTATAAAGAGTATTTAAAGGAATACCGCTAGCTTCACTAGCGGCTTTGAATGTTCCATGCTCTTCATAAAGTTTAACTGCTTCTCGTATTTGTGTATCACAAAGCGTCATTGCATTCCAACATCAGCTGTTTCAGTTCATCACCGCGAGACTTGATTTGCTGAAACCACAGAGAATCTTCCATCTCTGCCGCTGCCTGATCGTAATCACGATCTTCCAAAGCTGCAATCATTTTCTTAAAACGTGAGAATCTAGGCCAGCCAAGGTTAAATACCATCGATGCTAAGACAAGCTGTGCAGGGTGTGGTAAGTCACGCCACCAATCCATTCGATCATCGAGTTCGTTGACTGCAACCGCAACGTCATCTGATAATATTTGAAGCGCAGCTGCTTCAGAGATTGGCTCATTAAGGTTGTGACCGTATCCAATAGTAGGCACTCCAACTGTATCAGTATACATTGTAAGCACCTTCCCCTCATGACGAGCAATCAGGGAAGTAAGTTCATTTATCATTTCTTAAACATCTTTGTCAGCTGTTGAACACCAAAAGATGCTGCAAATACAACACCGACAGCAGTCTTATAGAAATCTGGCATGCTGTCAAGTGCTGCAAAACCACGCTGAACTATGTCTTCATGTCCTGTAAAGGCAAGGATAAGGGGGATGCTGACAAGGATGGTGAGCCATTCATCTTTCCATGATGATGCGCTTGCAGCAGCCATAGTTTGGTTCCATTCCATTTCACCTGCCGCCACCTTTTTGGCAACTTCCGTCTTTGCCTTTTGTGTCTCAATCTTAGATTCAACCCACGAACCAGCAATTCCAGCCACCGCATTCACTATTGGAAAGATCATAACTTTGTTCCTTGTAATATTTTACACTTGTAAGATTGAGGCATGATTGCACCATCATGTATTTCTGCAATCATATTACCCATTTCATAAGCACGACTAACGCATTGCTGCCTTTGTTCGTATGGGCCTCTTGTGTCGTGATATTCCCAGCATTGATCAGGATATGCTATCGCACAAGCTAGTACGATTGCCTTAAACATCATCTTTCCGCAATCCCTTGCGGATGCGGATGATTAGTAAAATTATACCGCCAATACCAGCAACCAGTGTCACCCACTCATTGAGGGCATGAAGCCACACTGGGCTGGTAATAGCACCAGCGGCTAGGGCAATGTCAGTGTGAGCATCGTTGTCCATCAGCCAGCTATCTCCATTGCAATGATGGACGAAACTCCCAACTCATATGATGTTGTATCTGAATTAGTTACTGTCCTATTTAGATATAGTGTCCCACCCGTTGCACTGGTGTTGTAGGAAATACAATAAGTAATCGCGCTTGTAGAATTTGGGCTATCAACAAATTGGAATGACCTGCTTTCTGGGGTGCTATCATTATCAGCGGCGGCTTGATAATTGTTTGCATTTGACGCTATGCCCCTGCCTCTATTACCGCTTGCGGGTGCGCCAAGTAATGTAGTGTCTCTATGGAAAGCCCATAAAAATTCATGATTTGATGTAGTTCCTTCATAAAAAACATGACCCATCAGTATAATTTTATTACTAGCTGATGATGGAGTAATGGTGACGCTAACATGAGATGTGCTGTCTGCCGCGTTTGCCGCAAGTAATAATCTGCTTGCCCTTGCTGTTGTCTGATGTGAAAAGCTGGTTTGACCATCTTCAACGTGTTGTTTGATTTGCAGTATATTACCACCAACACCCGCTGGCAACGCAGTGACGCTAGTCAGGGACTGATTGTTTAATCGTATTAGTGCCATATCAGTCTCCTATGCTTCTATTTCCATCACAGTCAAAGAGGCAGATGTTCTTCCAATACCGCTATTATCTGCATCATCACCACGAGAATTGAATTTTGCAGTGCCACCCGATTGCACTCTGAACTGAATTTTATAAGTAGTTGCAGATGTTGTGGATGGACTATCTAAAACGTGAATGGTGAGAGGTCCGTTTTCATAGGCTACGTCTCCCCCAAAACCTGCACTTACTGGTATTCTGCTACCCGCAATATCTCCAACAGAAATAGCTGTTGAATCTCGAACAAGTTGTGCATAACAAAATTGACCCCCTGTACTATTACCAACTAAACCGACAGTGAAGAAAACTAATATCTTACTGCTTGTTGATGACGGAGTTATAGTAGCAGACATACCTGTGACATCCACAAAACTTGTAGATGTGGTGGTAAATTGGTCAGTTTT